CAACCAAGGCAAAGGCCTGAGAAGAAGGAAATTAAAGGTGAACTTATGAAGATGCAAGATAAAACAGATTATGGTCTTGTTGTTGGAAAGAAAAAGTCTGATGGTGCTCCTAATGGAACTAAGCAGAAACCCAAGTTTAACTTTAAGGTAATTGATGATTAAAAAGATATAAAGATATATAGTTATATATCATTAGAATAAAAATGTTTTGTAATGATTCTCAAGCAGGTCGTTCACGAGTAAGCAAAGTTCGTGAAGGACTTAAAACAAATAAAACCCATGTTCAACATAAGAAAAATAAGAAGACTGGTCTAGATAAAATTTTTTTACTTCAAAATGAACTTTTTAAAGAAGGTCTTGATTTAGATGAATACGTAGAATATCTTACAGATAAGATTAAAAAGAAAAAGTATTTTTATAATGGTCTAAATAGTGATAATATTGATGCTCTTAAGAAGAGATATTCAAAACTTATAGAAAAGGAACAATTGCGATATAACCAAATTGGGAATGAAAAACTTCTTAATCGTAAGAGGAGGAAGCAATTTCGTGAAAAGAAACGTAATATGATTCGTGAAAAGAAAGAATCACTCATTAATGAACTCTATAAGAATATTAAGGGTTCTCAATCTGTTGGTATCCTTAGAAACACAGAATTCCTTAGTAGTGATCCAGATAATTTTAATAATACAAAACTAAATATGTTTACAGGAAGTAGGTATATTGATACACAGGATAAGAAATGGGTTGAAATTTATGCTAAGCTTTCTTCTCCATACAGTTATCATCTTTTTGATCTTCATTCAACGAGTGCTCTGAACGAGTATGTTTTTGAAAATTAGAGAAATGTTCTTCACATGTATTATAACCTAAGAGTAATGTTTCTTTGATAGATTCTGAGAAACGATCAAAATTAACACCACAACCATCAATAACTATTTGTATATGATTGATGTTTTGTTTTACGATCGGTGGAGAACCATAGATATTGTAAAGTATGTTCATATATTGTGTTAAGTCTTTTATTTCATCTTTTTCACTAGTTTTTTTACTTGATATTTTATTTGATAAAATATCAATTCCTAAATAGTTCTTTCTATCAATAATTTTTTCATATGGAAAATTATTGTTTACACCGCCATCAATGTAAAGACAACCATTATATTCTATTGGTTCAAAAAGTATTGGTATACATGATGTCATACATACGGCATCTGTATATTTTAGATCAGGAGCATTATCTTTATTAAGATATTCATTACATTGTTTATTCATATTAACAACTCTAAAATGAAGGTTAATACCAACTAAATCAGAAAATTCTTTAAGAGTTATATCGGGACTTAAATCTTTCCCTTTTAAAACAGCATTTATTATGTAAATGTAGTCTGATATTTTTTTAAAACCGTAATTGTCAAAGAAATTTTGAATTTTTAAATCATCTATACCAGATAATTTAGCATAATCAAGCTTCTTGAATAATTCTATTGTAGATTCAATAGAAAACCCTATAAGTAATGGTGTTAAATAAATTGAAGAACCAGACACAAAATACATATCTGTTATTCCTTCAAAGTTAGGCTTGACGATATTTTTTTGAAAAAAATATTGTAAGCATCCTAGTATTGCGAGGCATTTCATAGCTCCTCCTGAAAAAAAGAGTGTATCTATTTTATCTATTTTATCCATTATTTAGGAATAATATTATTTTTTTTTTATTTAACTTAATATCATTATGACTTCTTTAAATATAGACGAATTATATGAAACAATCGATGAAAAAAATACAAAGAGACTTCAAAAGTTTGATGGGATACTTAAAAACATTCATTTTAGAATTAAATACTATGCGAAATTAGAAAGAACATTTTGTTTTTTTCAGATACCAGAATTCATTATAGGTGTACCACTTTACAATGTTTGTGATTTAAGGAATTATATAATAAATTCTTTAAAAAAGAATGGTTTTCATATAGTTTACATTGACCCTAACTGGTTGTATATCAGTTGGGCTAAAGAAGATAGAGGTAAGGTTGAAAAGAAGACCAATCCTAAAAAAGAAAAGAATTATAAATTGATAGATGAATACAAACCAAGTGGTCAATTTGTAAATGACAATGAATTATCTTCTCTTAAAATGAAATCAAAACAATTATTTTAATAAGAACGTTTTCCTAGTTTATATATATAGTCTGTGAAAATAAGGAAAAATATACCAAGTAGTCCAAACAAAAGGACATCATTGAAATTATCATTTATATTTGAAAACCCCTCTACACTTTGAATATTATTTACATAATTAGCACGATTACGCTGGTAATTTAAATAATCTTGATAATCTTTATCATTTAAAAGACGTCTGTATTCAGCATTTTTATCATCATCATCATATTCTTCTTTCTTAAGACTTTCAATTTTTTGAATCACCTTTTTTTCATTCTTTTTTTCTCTTTGTTGAATTTCTGAAAATAATTCTTCATCTTCAATATATCCACCTACATCTGGTGCCATAGAATTAAAATTGTTATCAAAATCTACTTCTGATTTATTATTTTCACGTTTCTTTTTCTTTTTTCCTTTATTCTGGGAAGTTGATCTTTTTATTTCTCCAAATGCCTCATCTAAAAAGCACCCATTAGCAACCATTTACTATATTATATATTTTTTTTTATAACATAATAATAAATGATAGAAAGCGTATTTGATAAAGTTAATTCTAATAAGTTTTTCATTGGATTTATGATGATAATATTAACGATAGGAGGAAGATTCATTATTAGTGAATTATCCGAGGAACAAAAAGAAAAAATAGATACACCTATTTTTAGAAAAGTATTTATATTCTGTGCGTTTTTTATGGCAACGCGGGATATTGTTACCGCTACATTATTAACAATCGTATTTCTGATTTTCTTAGAGAGTATCAACTTTGATGGAAAAAATAAAGATACTGAAGATGTTGAAGATGTAGGTAATTTAGGTTATCACATTAAATATTAAGGGTCATACCTGAAATATTACTTTTTCTATCTGTTTCACCGCTCATTAGCGATATGTTATCTAGATCAGGAATATCCTCTGGTTTAAGATTCATCTGATTGATTAAATCATCTAAACCACTCGGTCCCCCCATTTCTTCTCTCTGTGGAACTTGTTGTTGTTGTCTAGGCTGTTCTCTTTGAACATTCATATTTCTCATTGGGGGTGGGTTGTATTCATTTTCATTTCCAGTTTTACCGATACTCCCTACAGCTGCCTTAGCAAATTGATTCATTAAATCAGGATTCTGTTTTAATATATCATCCATACCCGGAATTGAAGATTTAAACATTGTATTTGTAAGATGGAACATAAAAGCACTACCACCGAGCATCATGACTAATTTAAGTTCCGGTGCCATTTCACTCTTACCACCATACTTTTCAGCCAATTCTTCAAAAACCTCATCATAATCTGTAATATTTTCATTAATACTTTCAGACCACCCATCTAATTTAACATCAAATGGATCAAACTTATTGTTTAAATACTCTAATCCTGTAATGGCTGCCATGATTACTTTCCGTTGTAATTTTATTGAATTATCAACTTCTCTCTGTTTTTTCAACTTTAAATATTCATTTCTCATATCTTCTAGATGTGAGTTCATATTGTAATTCATAGTTGTTCGAATACCCTGGGATTCTAACTTTTTGAATTTATAAATAAGATCAATCTTTTCATTTTTTACTTCTTGTGCAGACATTGCTCCAAGAGGTTTAAATCCCCCATTTTCATGACCCATCTGTTTACTAATTAATGGGTCTTCTTCAACTGGAATATATCTTATTTCTTCTTCTTTAGGCTGAACAAATTCCTTTTCCTTTTCTTCTTTATCTTTGAAAAAATCATAGTCTTCTTTTTTCTTTGTCATTTCTTCGCCACTAGAATAACCATTATCACTATTTCCAGAACTGTAATTTTTATTAGCTAAAAGGTCAACTCCAAAGAGAGCATCATCATTTTTTATATTTAGTTGTGAATCAATCCCACCACCCATTATATTTTCATCAATGCTTATTTTTTTATCATCACCATCAAAATTAACATTAATATCGTCAATTCCAGCCATATTTAATAAACCTTAAATATTAATATTATCATATATACGCGCATAGTAGTTTTAAATAGTTAAACACTAAGGTAATCAACGATATTTTGAGGCATTTCTTCAATCTTTGTATTATAATACTTCTTTAAGTTTTCTAAATTTTCCAAATCCCGTTCCGTTACAAAGTTAATAGCAACACCTTTACGTCCATATCTTCCACTCCTTCCTATACGATGAATATAGGTTTCTTTTGATCTGGGTAAATCAAAGTTAATAACAAGAGATAATTGTTGAATATCAATACCTCGTGAAAGTAAATCGGTTGAAAGTAATATTCTTGTTTGACCACTCTTAAATTCATTCATTGTTTTTTTTCTTTCATCACCAGTTAATTCACCATGAATCATAGAAACTGGGAAATTTTCTTCAATGAGGTTTTTATAAATTTCATTCAATTTATTTTTAGAGTTAAAATAGATAATACATTGTGATATACTTATTGTATCATACAAATCTTTGAGTATATCATATTTCCAATCACTAACTTTCATATTAATATAAAATTGAGTAATTCCTTCTAATGTCAATGCTTCTTTCTTTACTAATATTGATTCTGGCGAATTCATAAAACTATTTGTTAGTTCAATAATTTCATCAGGTATTGTAGCACTGAAAAGACATATTTGACACTTTTCAGGAATACATTTTACAATGTTGTAAATTGTTTCTTTAAAACCATATGATAAGATTTCATCTGCCTCATCAAAAATAAGTGAAACCAATTTGTCTGTAAAAAGTGACTTTTTATTTATCATATCTAAAATACGACCGGGTGTTCCAATAACAATTTGAGGTAGTTTATCGAGACCACTGCGACATTCAAACACATCTGTCCCACCAACTACTTCCATGTATGTAACATCCATATATTTACTCAGCTCTCCTACAACTTCTGTTGTTTGTTTTGAAAGTTCGCGTGTAGGACTTATAATTACAATCTGCGTTGATTTTTCCTCTTCATTTAATCTTTCTAAACTACCAATTACAAACGCCCCCGTTTTCCCCGTACCTGACTGTGCCTGAGCAATCGCATCTTTCCCTGATTTAATCACAGGTATAGAACTCGTTTGAATCGCCGATGGAACCTCAAATCCGTAAGAGTATATTCCTCTTAGAAGGTTATCTTTTAAAGATAGATCTTCAAAAGTTCCATTATTATTTTTTACCTCCTCCATTTACTTTTTATCTTTATATAATATTTAATAAATTATCTTTAATTGCTTTAGATTTTATTTAACATTTCTTTTACTTTTTGTAAATTTGCTCCAGTAACCCTAGTTATATAATTTCTATCTTTGAATAATAAAAATGATGGTACTGATTCTATATCACATTTTTCACATATCTCGCTATTATCTTCATCTGAAACATCTATTTTAAAAAAAAGTATATTCGTATATGTTTCAGTTAATTGAACAAAATTATCCCATATTTGTTGACATGGACCACACCATGGGGCTGTAAAATAATAAATAATATATCCTTCCATATCAAGTTTTGTAAAACAATCATCACCAGATATAACCTCAATCATCTTTATAAACTATTATATATATTTTATAAATTATGGACTCATATAATCAAAACTTTCATCACTTTCATATGCTTCTAGTTCTTCTATACGCTTTTCTTCATCGTCAATTTCTCTTCTAATTTCTTCAATTCCAAAGTTAACTGTTATATCACGTCTTGAGTTTATAGTTTGAAATACTGGTCGTGGTCCAGGGAAATCTTCCTTGTTTATTACGCGTTCCCAATAACCAGAACCTATATAGAAACTTAGACGATTTGAACAGATGTAGTTACAAGCATGAACAATTTCATCTTTTCCACATCTAACGCTAATCCATGGCTTTCCTTCAATCTCACTCTTACAATGAATACAACGAATAGCATTATCTTCTTCATCGATAACTTCATCAGAGGGAGGGTTAGTAGGACGAGACATAATTTTTTATTTTTTATATCTTTGTTTTTTATATTATTTCTTAATATAAATGTTTCAAATTTGTTTTAGTGTTTGAGTGATATAGTATTACTATTTATTATTTTCATATATCTTTATACTATTTAAAAATTGAAACTTATAATATAGTAATATAAACCTACAAATGGATATTAAACGACATGATATCGTTGACTATATCAATGAATATCCTGTAGATCAACAAAATAGTGAGATAATCAAATGTGAACTTTATGATTTATACTCTATTGAAAATGATGAAAATAAAAAGTATGTGATTGATATTAATGTAGATTCCATTGTTTCTGAAAATCAAAAGAATTGGGATATTTATACTATAAGAAAAGAAAAACTTAAAAAATTAAAACTACTCGAACTTCCAGATCAAAGGAGTCCCGAGTGGTATGCTATGAGAAAAGAAATGCTAACCGCTAGCTCTGTAGCATCAGCAATCGGAAAATGTCATTTTACAACCCGCGAAGAACTTATACTTTCTAAGATAGAAGATAAACCATATGTATCAAATCCGATTACAGAATGGGGTGTAAAGTATGAAGATATAGCAATTCTATTTTATGAAGAACTTTATAATGTAAAAGTTCTTGATTTTGGACTCATCCCACATCCCACTTTCAAGGCTTTTGGAGCCAGTCCAGATGGTATTTGTGATGATACAGGTAATGATGCTTATGTTTCCAGGATGGTTGAAATAAAGTGTCCACCTAAACGCAAGTTTACAAAGACATGTCCACCCCACTACTTAATGCAAGTCCAGGGACAACTTGAAGTATGTGATCTAGATCATTGTGACTTTTTCCAAGTCAAAATTGAAGATTATGAAAATTATGATGATTATGTAAAAGATATATTTGTAGATGATGATATAATACTACCAGGAAGGACCTATCTAAATTATCCAAAAGGTGTTACAGTAAGTTATCGTAAAAAGGGTGAACTAAAACTAACATATCTTTATCCGAGTTTGAACATGACAAATGAAGGTTATAACGATTGGATCAAAGAAAAGAAAATAGAAATAATCAATAATGGAGATGAATATGTAGAAAGTAAATGGTGGAAAATTACGAGATTTGAATGTACTCTTATTAAACGTGACTATAATTGGTGGAATGAAAATGTTGAGCATATCTTGAAGTTTTATAACGATATGGATGATTGTAAAAGATATCCAGAAAAGCTTGCTGAACTAAAAGCAGCGATTGCGACATCAAAGAAAAGATCTTCAAAGAAAGAAATTAAAGTAAGTGATTTCGCACTTATTTCAGATGATGAAGATTAATAATCATCGTATGTATTCAGTTTAGGTTTAGCTTTCTTAGATTTTTGAGGGGTTTCTTTATAAACTATTTTTTCTTTATAAACTATCTGTTTTTCAATACCTAAATATTTTTTTATTTCTTCTTTTCTTTCTTTTGATAACATATTATAATTTTTAAGGATTGTTTTTAAAAAGTAAAAATAATCTTCATCGTGATTTTTAAATTGTTTTAAAATATTAGTAGCTTTTGCCTCATAATAAGCGAAATCTTGATCATTTTCTATAATATCATCATGTAGCTTATCATCTTCATCTTCCATCATTTCCATGATTAAAGCTACATCAGATGTCTTTTCCATTATTATAATAAAGAATACATTTTAGTTTTTAAACCATTTACTATAAACAATACTAACTCAATTATACATAAGAGTAGGTTGTCTTTTATTTTTAGATAACATAGAGTTTCAAAGATTATCAGTAAAATTATTTGTATATTTGGGTTTTGTGAAAAATTATAACCAATAATCATAAAGATTATATCGGTAAGTATATTTACAATACTATCTCATTTATATTTTAGATATCTCTTTTCAATGGGGCTTACTTTTAAATTTTGAAGATTTTCATTGTAAATACTGTATAAACTTTCAATAGTCTCTAATATTTCCCATAATATCTCTATAAATAGAGCATAATAAAAATTATATTTATCCCCTTTATTGAATTTATTAAAAAGTAAGAATAGTATGATTCCATGAGATATATGTGTAATAGAATAGGGATCTATGAGAGTAATGTCTCTTTCATGATCAATTATATTGTATGATATAGCCTTATTTATCCGTTCGCTTTTTTGGATAGGCCACACGTGAGTATTGAATAGTTTAGATTTTTCATCAGTAGTAAAGTAAAATACTATAATAGTAAATATAAGAAATAAGACCAATGTTTTTGGGCGTATGCATTATTATAAATATATTATTTTTTCTATGAGAATAGTATATGGAATTAAGTTTTATACTTTTAATTATAATAATTGGTTATGTAATACTAGATAAATGTTATGAAGGTTTCGTTACTTACCCCGATTCAATTGTTAACTGTAATCCAGAACCACAATACAAAAATATCAATGAAAATATTTTAAAAAGTCCTCGTTTAGAAAGTTATCGAAGCTATTCTAAAAATAAAGATATGTATTCTCTAAATTCAAGAATACTAAAAGATAAAAAATGTGATCCACAAGGTATTCCAACAAGTTTTTACTAAAATAAAACCTCTATTTATAATAAATGGTAATTAATCATAAGTTGTTATTTATAACGATATGTATATTTATCGCATATCGTTATCTAACTATGGAAGAAGTAGTTTTTTTAAAATAAAATATAACATAAATTAAATGGGACAGATACTACTAAATAACGTGATAACAATAATCATGGGGATTATAATAGGATATCATTTATCTCACTTATGCTTGGATCGTTTGACTTTTTTGTAAAATACGTTTATATATAAAAAAATAATTATTTATTCCTATAAAATGAACGGGCCATCAACAAGTATCAATGATATTGTTAGTGATAATAATAGATTAAGTAATGAGGAATCCGATATGGTTGATTCTATTATTAATGACTTAAATTCTTCAGGTAGCCCTCCTACATCTCAAGAAAAAATGCCTCAAATTACTGATGAAGAAAGAGAAGTAATCATGCGACAAAAAGCAATTCAAGAAAAAGAACGAATACAATATCAAATGCAACAGCAACAACAACATATACAAAACCAACAGATGAAACAACAAGAAGAAATGATTAATATGTATTCAGAAATGAAACATAAAAAAGAAGCATCATTAGAAGAAAAGATTAAAGATTTTCTTTTTAAATCAATTGATGTTTTTGTTGTCCTATTTTTATCAATATTGTTTAATGTTTCAACTTTCTCAGAGTTTTTGAAGTTCAAATCTGTACCATTTCTTTATAACATAGAAACTGAATCATCTACAAATTATTCCATTGTATTAAAGGCTACACTAATCGCTATTGTTTTTGGCGTCATTAAATACTTCATCAAATAATTCATTTTTTTCCTCAATAATCTTACAACATTTGTTTATAGTTACTTCTGATATCTTACAAATATCAGATATATCTTTTTTTGTAATATCATTTTTATTTCTCTTTGTAAAATAGTAGATACAACCTGAAGCTATTGATGGTGGTGTGTTTTCTGAAATAATATTATACTTAACAGTCATTTTACATATTTTTAAGATTTTTTCAATATCTTCATCATTTATTTCAAGTTTATTACAAAATCTATTAATGAAGTCGTATGGTTTTGTAGACTTTGTTTTTGAAATACGGTTCTTGTTTTTTTTATCCATATGAATTATCTCTTGACATTTTTTAACACCCTTTGTCATTACATTTGAAGAAATTCCAAACATATCCGCTATTTCTTTTGAACTTCTAGGGACATCACATTCCTTACAAGCAAAGTATACACATGATGCTATAATTCCTTCTCGGTTTGTCCCCCTCGATATTTTTGTAGAGGATACAATTTTATAGATAGATTTGGCTTCGTTTGTGATTTTACTTGGAATATTATTACGAGCACATACATTTTGAATTTCTAAGAATACTTTATAAACACTTCTTTCTTTGTAAGGCATACCACTCCATTGTTGCATCCTTCTTATTTGATACATATCTTTTGAATTAGATGAAAATGAAACTGAAGAACCAACTGAAGATTCAGGTAGTAACGTATTAACAGGCATACCACAACGTGTTGGATCACTACTTTTGTTGTCTTTTGAACCATAGTATCTCCATTCGGGATTATCACATATATTTGTAATTACATTTGAACAAACCTTACATATAATCATATAATTATCATTTTGATAATTTTCTTCCATATCACAACATTTGACTTTTATTTCTTCTTCTTTTTTATCAATTTCAGATAAGAAGTTAAAGTGATTTTCAAAGTCCATTCTTTTTGTTTGGAATCTATTTTTAAATAGTAATCAAATTTATATGCCAACTGAAATAATTTCGGGCTTGTGGATTGGAAATGTAAATGATTCTTTTGATATAAATTTTTTAAAAGATAATAATATTTCTATAATGATTAACTGTACGTTAAATTATGGATTCCCTGATTTAGCTTTAAAAAAATTAAGAATACCTTTATCAAATAATTTAACTCCGGGAGAAGATTTAGTATTATTAAATAAAAATAAAGAAAAGATATTAGATTACATAGAAGAAAATAGTGAATTATCTAATATACTTGTTTACTGTTATGATGGATTATTAATTTCACCACTTATTACAGCACTTTTTTTAATCTATAAAGGAAATGTTTCTAAAGATAATATTAGAAGTATATTAAAATCTAAAAATCAAAATATTTCATTAGATGTAGATTTATCGCAATTCGGTTAAAAAAAAAATATTTATTATATTATAAATATGCCTAGAAGATCTGCCCGTAGAAGTGTTAATAGAGAAAACCGCCGTTCTACTCGCGCTGCCCGCCGCTCCTCTCGTCGCGCTACCAGTTCGACGCGTCGTTCAGCAAGACGTTCAGCAAGACGTTCTGTTAGACGTGAAGAAGATGAAGGAGGTATGCGTAGACGTTCTGCTAGACGGTCCACCCGTCGCTCTGCTAGACGTTCTGCCCGTCGCTCTGCTAGACGGTCCACCCGTCGCTCTGCTAGACGCTCGGCCCCTCGCTCTGCTAGACGTTCTGCCCGTCGCTCTGCTAGACGTTCTGCCCGTCGCTCTGCTAGACGCTCTGCCCCTCGCAGAGCGAGACGTTCTGCCCGTCGCTCTGCTAGACGTTCTGCCCGTCGCTCTGCTAGACGTGGAGTTGAAGAAGAAATGTCCTTTGAAACCATGAAGGGTGGAAATGGCGTATGCCCATCTGGGGGTGCTCCACTCGAAGGTTTCGTCGGCGACGGTGCTTACGAAGACCTAGAAGGATTGTAGATATTTAATTCATCCAATAATGTATTTTTCCATTTTCATGTATAGGTCTTTCAGGTCTAGGACAATCTACAGTTCCTAACCACCAATCATCTTTTTTTTCATAATGTTTTTTACAGAAGCCATCAAACTTTACTGTAAATCCACATTGTCCACCGCGTCCGGAATTCCATATACGTGCTTTACATCTATTTTCTTTACAAGAATACTTTTCACGATCTTTACATTTCATGTTTGATTTATTCGTTTGTTTTTCAAGTTCAAGTTCAACTTCTTTAAATACTACATCTTTTTTAGAAAAGAACTCTTCTATAATCTTTTCAAGTCCTTCTTTTTCTCCTTCAAAACTATCAAAATATTTTATTAGATCATCTTTTAGTAATACTTTAAAGATGTCTTTATAGTAAGTGTTCATATTCAATCTCGGCAATTAAATTATCAATAATGTTTGCTATTGTAATTTCTGTAAGTAAAGTTTCAATTTTTATTATTATTTCTTCTTTATCACTTTTAAAAAACAACATACCCAGATATCTTTTTTTAAGTTTTAAGAGTAAATCATCATCTTCATCATATTCGTCTACAAGTGTTTTCTTTTTTAATTTAGTTGGATTTGCTAAAAGTTTAAATGTAATATCTTCTGTATTTTCACGCTCCATTTGTATTAGACTATTTTAAATACTAAATATTTGAACTTTATTTAAGTCGTTTGTATTCTTTTTTATACTATTCATTGTTATCGTAAGTTTTTCACATTTAGGGGTCTTATACTCATTATGTTTTTTCACCTTTATTGTATCATTAATTAACATATTATCATAATCTATAACAAGACCTTTAAAGAAACGATCTATACCTTCAATGAGTTTTTTATCTTTTTTCTTAAGTTTAACAATCAAAAATGTTCCTTTATCTAATATGTAATCATAATCGATGTTAATAGTTAGCCCTATCATTGATACAAAATTAATATTGTATGATATCTTGATAGAATTTTTACTTTCTCTAAAAATTATTCTTTTAAATTCAAAATTTTCTTTGATTATAATAAGCTTCATATTAGAATAAAAAATAATAATATAAAGAATGAAACTTAAATAATGATATATGAGGTTACCTTTAAAAGAAGAATCTCCAGATGAGATAATCCATTACAAAAAATATATTACTCTTAAAGATATCATAGTAAATAGATATCCAAATATTATAATACACGGATGTTCTAATTCAGGTAAGACATTTTTAATAGATTATATCTTAAATAAAATTTTCGGTTCCACTAAACAAAATAATGAGGATAAAATAAAATATAAAGAAAATACTAATTACTATTGGTTTGATTTTTCAAATCACTTGAAACATCTAATGATAAAAAAAATATATTCAATTATACAAAATTACGATCATTATAGAGATAATATAAACTATATTGTAATTGATAATTACAATGATATACAAGATAATATACAAAAAACAATCAAAGTTTTTATGGAGAAATATACAGAAACATCACGGTTCATATTAATTACCAATAAACTTATTTCTATTGATCCTTCAACAAGGAATAATTGTTTTAATATTATGTTAAACGTTCCATCTAAATATGATAAATATATCTATTTCAAGTATAAGTTAGATAAAGAAGGTATTAAATATAACGATTTCCTACTTTTGAAAAAATGTGAAAAATATTCTATAGAGCATCTTATAAAACTATATAGTTTTGGTATAACTCATTATGAAGATATTTATTCAAGAATACAAAAAAAGATATCTTTTATCTTATATGATTCATTTAAAATAGATGAAATAAAGTCTCTGTCAATGAATATCAAAGAATTAGATTTAGATGTAACTCGTTTATTTAAAGAATTCTTAATGAGTAATGTTTTTTGTGATTTTAAAAGTAAATTAATAATTAAAGAAATAGCCCATTACAATTATATAATTAAAAAATCATATCGTGATATAATTTCAATTGAATCTCTTCTAGTAAAATTATATTACATTTTGAATTATGGATGATTACTATAAGATTTTAGAATTAGATAAAAGTTGTAAAAAAATTGAGATAAAAAAACAGTATCATAAATTGTCTTTAAGATACCATCCTGATAAAAATGGAGATAATGAAAAATTTATTAAAATACATGAAGCATATGAAACTCTATATGATGATGAAAAAAGAAAAATATATGATGTAAAATTAACCTTTAGAGATATTGATTTAACAGAAGATGATTATAATATTATTTTTTCTTATTATAATCGTTTTGTAGAATCTTACGAATACAAATTAATGATGCTCCTTTACAAGTCTATCCCTAAAGATGTAAAAGAAAAAGTTATAAAGAAATTTAAATATCGTAATACAAAACTTGTTTGTGCACAAAAAAGCATTGACATCACGTACTTAGATTATGACATTTCTATCAACTTAGTTATGAAAATAGAAGAATATGAAGAAAATGTTTTAAAAATTATTTACTTGTTTACAAGATATGGTGTTTACTATCTTTACATAAGAAAACCACCTAATAAATTAGTTTTTGATAATTTAAATAATACATTTACCATTAATTTTTTTATAATTTAATTATTATATGTTTACACAACCCGATATTATATATGACTACATATATCCTAAAATAAAAACGATAAAATCGCAAGAATTAGATAAACTCTACAATTTTTTTTCAGATGTAAAAGTGTTGCCTTATGAAGAAATTGAGAGATCTTTTTCAAGTGAATCTTTTTCATCAGATTATGAGTTAACATTCGCTTCTGAAAATATAAAAAAACAAATTAAAGATTTTAATATGAAATATAGATTTGTTTTGGCTTTCCCAAATATGAAAGTAGAAATAAACATCTATACAAAAGAAAGATTAACAAATGTAAATTTCATAGATGAACTTTACACATATATAAGTTTTATCTTATCGATAAATCCAATAGAAAAAGATATTACTATAAATTACCATTTATCAGATGAAAAGAAATTTGTTAAAACGGGTATATTAACAAAAAATGAAGTAAATACTGGTTCATGTATGACTGGTTCTGAAAAATGCGTTATAAATATATGGAGAAAAGAAGAACTATTGAAAGTCACTCTACATGAACTTTCTCATGGGTTAGAACATTCTCACTACAATGATTCAACTGATTTAATAGAACATTACAAAAAGAAGTATGATATTTCTTCTAAAAGTATAAATTCACATGAAGCATATACAGAAATATGGGCAAATCTAATCAATTGCTTTTTAATATCTCAAAAATATAAGAGACACAAAGTAGAATTCAAAAAACTCGTAACAATTGAGAAATTTTATTCAATTTTTCAAGCTCAAAAAGTATTGTATAATAGTCATAGGATGAATATTGACTTAGATAGAGATACAAATGTAACTGCTTACTTTTTAATAAGAGCAGAGTTATATCAAAGATTAAATGTTTTCCTTAAATTCTGTAGAGAAAACAACAAAAACTATGTTAAGTTAAAAAATACTAATCAATGGTTAGTATTTCTAAAATCAAAAATAAAAGTTAAAAAGAGTAGAATATTCAATAAACAAAAAAAATCTTATTTATTTAAAAATCTAAGGATGTCTATTTTAGAACTTGATGTTTCTCCTTAGTTGGAGAACTGACCTTCCTTGTTAGGGTAGTGAACCTTCATATACTTCTGGAGGTTGAAAAAGGTTAGCTCATCACCCTTCTTGAGTCGTAGAAGCTTCTTTAGAGTAGCATCAACGTTGATGGTGCGCTTGTCTTCGGCCTTCTGGAGATTGTTTGCCTTACAGTATTCGGTGATTTTCTTGGTTACTTCGGTCCGAGCAATGAGTTCATCAGGACCAAGCTTGAGGAAAGCACGGAGTTCATCTGAAATAGGTCCCGGCTTGGCGAAACCGCTAGGAGGCTTGTTAGGATCAACTACGCGCTTAGCACGACCCTTCATTTTCTTCTGCATAACCTTGCGGTCACGGGCAACACGCTTTTCGAGCTGACGGACTGTGTTCATTAGACCCTTGAGTGTAGTCTGAGCAGTTGCCAACTGTTCTAGAACAGTTGCGAATTCATGATCATAGTTGTCTTCATCAACAACTCCCGTAGCGGAAGTGTCTTCTACAACAGCCGTTTCTACGACGGGTTCAACTACTGGTTCTGCTACTTTCTTAGAAGAAGTCTTCTTGGATGCTTTGGAGGAGGAGGTTTTCTTTGCCATTTTATTCTTTTCTATTTTTTATTTTATTCTTTTTACCGCACTTATTATGATATACTATATAAACTATTTCTTAAATAATTTAATATATATATTTTGATGTATCTAATAGACAGCATGCATAATCCAGTGATGAACCTCATAGCATCTTCTTGAAATAAGACCCAATCCTAAAAGAAAATACATATAACCCAACTTCTTATCATCTTCTGTAATGGCGTTCTTAAATTTAGAAACTTCATTAATTATTATTTCTTGTAACTGTATCGTACTTGTAAGGGCATTTACTTCAACAACAGGTACATTAAAAGCAATTCCATTTGGAGGAGATATTCTAGCCTTAGTTTCGTATGGTAAATTTAATCTATAATTCCATATATCTTCTAGATTTCTATAAAGTCCTTTTAATTTGCTCGAATTTAACTCTAAAAACCACTCAATATTACAACTATATCCAAATTGTTCCATTTCTGAAAATATATCAATAACTCTTTGCTTTAAATTTTGTCTACGACTTAATCTTATATTCTCGCTATTAATTATATCTTCTTCATTTGTAAGCTTCAATAATTGTGATAATTTTTTTGCCCTATCTTTTACTTCTTGAGGTATTTCTTCTCTCGTATATGGATTGGTTTGTCCAATTTCTATCAACTTGTTAAATGATCTTATATCAAAAAACCAAATGAAATTTCCTTTATCTTTATAGGAAAAGAAATATTTTTGATCTATATCACTGATACTATCATATGTGAAAAAATCAGTATCATTATTACATTTCATTTCATTTTTGAAACCTTCTCCCTTTAAAAAATTAATTTTTATATCAGAATATTTTCTTTGTAACCCCTTTAAAAAATTTATGTTTTTGACTGTTAAAAAACTTCTTGTAAACAATACAGAGGATGGAATTGTAATAGGGTTATCAGAATAATATTCATTGAGAATATTATAAGTATATTCCTTTTTTATATTCTTCCAACCATTGTCTTTAACCAATACATCAAGAGTTTTCAATATATCATTCTTAAGGTAATCTGATTGTTTTCCAGTAAATTTGTCAAATAGAATAATTCCATCATAGGTTATATACTCATTACGATGTTTATAACAATAACCCCCATAGGTATCTTTTTTTATTTTACTCTGACACCCTACTTTTTTACACATGTTACTTTAATATGTTCTTTGAAAAAAATATTTAAGTAAAAATATATCAAAAAAACTAAAATTTGAAACTTATATAAAGTTATGGTATTATATTAAAATAGAAAAGAGAAATAAAACAGAACAACACAGAACAACACAGAACAACACAGAACAACACAGAACAACACAGAACAACACAGAACAACACAGAACAACACAGGACAACACAGAACAACAATGGCTATGTCTCCAAGCAAGATTGACTTCTCCAAGCTCACCGTGTCTGCACCAAAGACGATGGACAATGGTGGGAAGATGCTATACATCAACTATGGCGGGGGTATCAACTCCCTCTATGTAACTACTCCAGAGGTTGAAGTTCCCTTTGACCCATCTTACTTCGCAGATAATGAAAATTCTGGAAAGTATTCAGTTAAGTTCTCTATGAAGGACTTGGATGGAAATAAGAGTATGAAGGACTTTCACACATGGGCATCTAAGATGGATGAGATGCTCCTTACAAAGGCGAGTGAAAACAGTCAGTCATGGTTCCGAAAGGCGAAGCTTTCTGATGAAACACTCAAGGAACTTTATACTCCAATGGTAAAGGTTTCAACTGATCCAGAAACGGGTGAGCCAAATGGAAAGTATCCTGATTCATTCGCATTCAAGATCAATAAGAGAGATGGAAAGTTCAAGGATTTCTCTATCTACGATGGTGATAAGAATGTATTTGATGTGGATGGAACAACAGATAATCCAACGGATATTACCAAGATTGTAGTGAAGGGTGCTCTAATCAAGGTGGTGCTAAAGTGTAATGGTATTTGGGTCGCAAATGGTAAGTTTGGTTGTACATGGAAGGCAGAACAGATGCGTGTAAAGGTTCCAGAAGGTGGTCTACAGGACTTTGCTATCATGAGTGATTCTGAAGATGAAGATGAGGTAGAAGTTGAATCTAAGCCTGCTACATCAATGATTGAAGACTCAAGTGATGAAGAAGTTCAAGAAGAAAAGAATCCTGATCCTGAACCTGAACCTGAACCTGAAAAGAAGGTTGTAAAGAAGGTCCGCAAGGTAAAGAAGGCCGCTGATTAAACCTTGACTCACCTTTAACCTGTAAATAAACATTATAAAACAATAAATTTTTTTTGCGTTATAATCTTTAAAAAAAAATTATAATATAAATTATAGCGTCGTTGGTGTAGGGGTTAGCATATCAGCCTTCCAAGCTGGTGTCCCGGGTTCGAGTCCCGGACGACGCACTCTCTGGCACTTTGGTCTAGTGGTATGATTCTTGCTTTGGGTGCAAGAGGTCCCGGGTTCGATTCCCGGAAGTGCCCTGTTTCGTTATATTTTTAGAAGATTATTCATAAAATACATTACAAAGAATGGAAACAATAAAAATTTATAATTTAATTAAAATCAAGGACTACTTTCATATTATTACTGTTTAAACCTCTTGATGCGGATTTAGATAATTCTTGTCTTCGTTTCCTTTCATTTTTTTCTTTCTTTTCTTTTTTTTGTATCTTTACAGAATTATAACAAGTATTCATATCATTTTCAATATCATTATAATTGTTTTTAATGTAGTCAATTATAAGATTATCTATAGCCCATTTAAAAAAATTTAATTGACCTACAGTAGTCTCTATAGCACTACCACTACAATCAAATAGGATACGGTCTCTACGACAGAATGGATCAAACTTCTTTTTTGAAAATGACTTTAATTGAGATTTATACGCATGATATGTATTAAACTGTTTTAAAAGTTTATTTTTTTCATATACAAATGTTTTCTTTTTTCCAGGTGTTTCAAAGATAGTATAATAAATGTTATTTTTTTTTGAATAGTTTGTTACAAACCAATCAATAATCCTTAAAGAAATCTTATTTTCTTCTTTAAGAATTTCTAACAATTTTGAAGCATTTTTATTATCGGCATAATAGTTTTGAAGAGAAGTTAATAATATACTGGTTTCCATTATTCTTTATTATGAAATAAATTCTTTAAATATTTATAAAACGAAAATTAAACGCTAGTCGCAAAAAAATAATATAGAAAATATTAAAATGGATAGAGAATTTATTTACAGATTATTAATCTATATTTCAGCTTTTGGCATTTCAGATAATGTCTTAGAACGCTTTAAAGTATCAACAGAAAAAAGAATAATACTCTATTCGATACTTTTCTTCGTTACATATATGCTTCTAAGACCTCCCACTCATCCTGTTGATCAAGGTTCTGCCGAAAAGTAAATCAATTAACATAACGAAGAACATTCCATATACAGTTGACATTATCCAAAAGAATAGTCTTACAGTTAAGTATAAGAATTCATCCTCAAATGTCGTTGTAGGTGGATGTAGGAAATAAACAGATGTTAAAATACACGTCGCCCCTAAGAGTGTTATCAAAACATAATATATAAAATATCTCTTTATCTTATCTTTTCTTGAAACTTGTCTTCTCACTCTCTGAGATTCTATATCTCCTGAAACTGTTATAGCGCTTACAGGGATAACTTTATCACTCTTTATCGTCTTTCTACACAAAGGACACTTAACTATCTCTTCGGTGTTCATTATTTTCCCCCAACATTCATTACAGATGAATGCCTCGGTGGGACAACATTTCTTTTTCAAATACTTTAAATCAAAATCAAGTTCCTCTAAACATATATGACATGTAGATGTTGAAATAGACATTGTAGTTTTAATAACTACAAAAGATATCTTCAAATTTATTTTTCAATCCAATAAATACCTTGAAGATAAGCATCGGCTAAATCATCTTTCTTTTTTGATTCTGAAAAAAGTTTGATAAAAGATTCATCTTCTTCTTTTATCATCTCTTTTGTGTACTCAACACTCAAAAATTTATTTTGGGCATATTTACCTTTTTTATTACATTCAATGGGTTGACCTTTATAAACTTTTAATTTATTTCTCGCATTTACCATATGAATAGTTTCTATACTTGAATCTTCTTTCATAATACCATCCATTACAAAAAATGTATAAATTATCATTTGAATACTCTTCATCACTGGATTTTTTAAAGCCGGTTGATTTTCTATAAGAACATGCGTTACATCATCTAAATCTATTTCTCTCAATTTTGAAACACATAATTGTGATATCTTCATCAAATCATGATTTGAATTTAATTTTTTCTTTTTAGGAAATCTCTTACTATGTGCTGGACAACAATACTTAACTTTATCATCTCCTTTTACTTCATACATACATTGTTTCTCACATCTTTTTTTTAAATGAACATCGCATTGAGGGTTTTCATTTAAATTAATAATGCCCCAACTTTGAATAACTTTATTTTCATCCAACTTACAATATGCTAAGTTTTTAATACCAACATCGAAAGAAAGATATCTTTTCATATTATATTTTAAATACATAAGTTTTTAAATATCTTACGACAGAAATATAAAGTATTGAAAAGCTAATAATGAATAACGGATAGATATGATTACTGTATCGTAAATCTACCATTGGATCTAAAAATTTATTTACAAGAGAATCTTCTCTTTTTACACCCCTCATCTTACATTCCGCGTAAGCCATACTACAAACTCTATAATCATAGAGAGCCTTAATCATAGGGAATCCTATGATTATAATATATATAATTGGTATATTTTCATATTTATACAAAATATAAATAGACTGTGCTAAAAACAAATACAAAAAAATTAGTATAAATTGATGTCTTTCCATTTAACTATATTAAATATTTAAAAACCCATCATATTACCGTTCATCATTGGATCATTACCACTTAATCCAGAGTTGAGAGGTGGAGAGAAACCCCCTCCAAGGCCTCCAATATCCTTATTTACAACGTGGGATTCCATAAACCCTTTACGCTCCGCCTGTGTTTCTTGCTGTTGTTGAATAATCTTTTGCTGAAGATTATCTTTTTGAATTTGTTTCATCATTTCACCTTCGTCAAAATTCTTTGCTACTGGAGCATTCTGGTTTGCGGAAGATACAGGAACAAAAATCAAAATATTCTTTAAGATAACGTATATTACTGGGAATATCAAGAATATCCATGCGAGATTTACCTGATTATATTGACATAATCCGTAGATTACAGCTCCCATAATAATTATCATTTTTATTTCATTCATCAAATGAAAGTTGAAAAGAGTATCCATCTTTTCAGTGTTATATCTTTTTAGAGAAGAACGCGTCATAAAAAGAGCTATACCAGTTACAACTACGAAAACAATATAGATTACCATTGGAGAGCACATATTAGTTGCTAAAAGATTTAAAGGGTTTGAAAGGTTGTCCATTCTATATATTCTTATATATATTTTATTTTTAATATATAAAAATAAAAGACCCATATAAGTAATATCAGATTATGGGTATCCCACTATACTATAAAGGTATTATCCAAAGACATCCAGAAACAATTTATGAAGCAAAAAATAAAAGAGTAAATCATTTACTTTTCGATTTAAACTGTGCGATACATCCATGTTGTGCTGGAAAAACAAACGAAAAAGAAATGTTTAAAGCAATTTTAGAAAAAATAAACGAATGTATCAAGATAACAGGAGTTACAGATACAATTTACATCGCGATTGATGGACCCGCTCCAAGAATGAAGATGGAACAACAACGTCAAAGAAGACTTAGATCTTCAAAAGAAAAGAAGATATGGGATACAAACCAAATTACTCCTGGAACACCTTTTATGAAAAGACTAAACATATTTTTAGAAAAAGAAATAAAAAAGTTTCACGTATTAACCATTTTATCAGATTCAAATGAACCGGGTGAAGGGGAACATAAGATCATGAAGTTTTTAGACACAAATGTAGATGATAATAGTGTATCTGTAGTATATGGTTTAGATGCTGATCTTATTATGTTATCAATGATAAGAAAACAAAATATATTACTATTAAGAGAAAGAACAGAATATAATATTGAAGGATTAAACTGTAATTACATTTATTTACATGTAAAATTACTCAAAAGATATCTTGTAGAAGACATAAAAGACATAGACCCAGATACAAACTTTAAAATAGATGATAATAGAATACTAACTGATTATCTGTTTTATAGTTTCTTATTAGGAAATGATTTTGTTGTTCCAAGCCCATGTAATTTAATGAGATATGGTGGAGAAGAATTATTAAGGCGTTCTTATTCTGAACTTCATTCAGAACATTTTGGGCTATTTTATCTTATTGAAGATGATTACACAATCAATTGTGAAAACTTTCTGAAATTTATAGAAAAATTATCAAAAATGGAAAAGACACATATTGATAAGACTTTACAAAAAAGACATAATAATGAATATAGACACCGACGAAGATTTTCTCAATTTTTAGAAAAAGTTACTTCTTTTGATGATATAAAAAAATATACAGAAGATGATTTTAATAAATGTGACTTGAGACAGAACTATGAACAATTTACTAGATTTTCACCATCAATTTTTAGAGAAAACGAAGATCTTGTCTTTAAAAATGAAAACTATAGAAATAGATATTATAGTTATAATATTTACAAAACATATAATATAGATCCATCAATCAAAAATATAATAGAAAAAGATGTCTTTAAAATGTGTGAAGATTACATGAAAACAATACAATGGACGTTTCAATACTATTTTAAAGAATGTATAGAATGGAGATGGTATTACAAACATGACTTTGCTCCATTAATAATTGATTTATATCAATATCTTAAGAAGAATGAAAAAATATCTTTCAAAAAAGATGAACCATATAGCCCACAAGAACAACTTAAAATTGTATTACCAAATTTAAAAAAAAACTTTATGTATCCTAATGATACACCTAACTATACCTTTCTAAAAACCTACGATTGGGAATGTCATTCTATTTTACCGCATCTTTAACGCAAAGGAGACAGAGTTCGTGCTTCATGTTTTTTGTGTATTTTGGAATTTGAGATATAATCGCAGAGTAGTAGAATGAATTATGTCTTGGTTTCTTTTCACCAGTGTAATTATCCTGTGGACTGTCCCAATTCATCATACAATGGGTCATCAAAGAACATTCCACATTGTCACAGCACACACGGTCGTCATCAGTAAATGTATATTCTTCACCATGGACATTGAATGACATAGGAAGATCTCCAAGACGGTTGTATGCTCCCAAGACAGTCCCATAACCCTTCATCTCTTCATTAACCTTGACAAGGTAATCTGAAAACTTGTCAAAGTATACTTCATAGTCTTCATTCTTCAGGCATACCTGTCTTCTCTTAGCGTCCAAGTCGTAATAGCCCCCGCCAGGACAGAGAACCTTTCCAAACACCTTCTTAGGATCCACCACACCCATGTAAAATAGGTCGTTGATTTGATCAGGAGAAGGTTTCAAGCACCTCTTTTCTCCGTAAACTTTATCTTCTTCTATACATCCCTTCAAGAACTCCACATGGCTTTTCTCTATTTCCATATGTATATCCCTCTGCTTGAAGAACTTGTTCATGTTCGTCAAGTGAGACGCGAACCTTTCCCATGTGAGGATAGGTTTGCTGTGTCGGTACTCTTCTGATCTACGAAGCATCTCCCGGTAGAGTTTGCGAGTGTCTTTTACAATCTCTGGTGGAGGAATATCTTCACCCGTGTTCTCCTTGTAGAGTTCCGGTGGCGTAATGTAATCTACTTCCTTCGTCCCAGCCTTCCCCGAACACCCCGTGCAAAGCCCGCAGTCCTCAGAAAAGCAAAATGTCATTGGCATCTCTTTGTAGTATATATATATACTACAAAATCTTTCAAATTTACAAAAAAAATGCCTCAAATGAGGACTTAAGTCGCTAGTGACGGGATTCGAACCCGCGCGTCCTTTTTTCAAAGAACCGACCTCCCAGGGACACCATACATTTCCATACCTCCTGAATACATTAACACCCGTCTCAGAGCATCTCCCACCAATACAATATCAAGTCAAACCTTACACACAAACCAATCAAGGCGTCCCAAGATTAGTTTGTATGCTTAGAGAAACCATCCTTTGCAAAGGAGGCATACCAAGAAACCGAAGTTTCTCAGTTTCATGTAATCATTCAGTTAGGGTGCTACAGGTGAATAATTTGATCGGGTGACACCAACACACTCTCCACTAGCAGATGCCTCAAATGAGGACTAATGCCGACCCCTGGACTCGAACCAGGAACCTCCGGATGAAAAGTCCGGCGCTCTAACCACGTCCACAGGTGAAAAGCCTGTGTTTGTCACAATGACGACTTGAGCTAGATCAGCTTGTGTTACATATGGGACTCGAACCCATGACCACTTGATTAAAAGTCAAGCGCTCTACCAACTGAGCTAATGTGACATATGATAGTTATTTAACTATGCCTACTATAATTAAGCAAGTTTCAAATTTTAGTTTTTAGCTAAATTTTATGGAGATAAAAAAATGTTTTTGTATTTTTCTCTTTTCTGTATGTTTTTTTGTCTTTCTCTTTTCTGTATAGCTACTTAGGTACGCGGTAGACCTTCCATGGATGACTCCCCTTTCCATTAAGGCCAATCACACACATTACCTTACCCCCCACCACGGGGACATACTTCGTGAACTTGAGGTCAATGTAGACCTTGCCATATTCACAGATGCCTTGGATGTAGTTGGTTCCGCGATTCGTGATCCGGATTTCTGTCATGATGCGGTTCTTCTCATCCAGTTCAACAAGTCCCTTCTTTGATTGCTTCTGACGAATGGAGTTTAAGTCGGGGATGTCAATGAACCACCCCCATCCCATTTGAAGCGCCCCATTTGGACCGGTCGGATAAGCAGTATACTTCCAGTACTTGCCCCCATCTTGAGGACTCTTCGCGAGGAGACGGTGGAAAGATTCCTTCTTGTTGCAAGTGAGCTCAAAGGTATCCATGTCATCCTGGTCAATCCCAATGAGGGCTGAGTCACGGTCACCTATTTCTGCGGTAAGCTTTTCCATACCGTTGATCTCATCCAAGAGAGCCTTTTCTTCATCTGTGATACCGGGTCCGTTGGAGAGCATGTAGTCGTCAATGGCACCTTGAAGTCTATCGTTTTCCTTCAGCTGATTGAAGTTCCACCGCTTTTGAGCCTCATTCAGAGGTGCGGTGTATCCCACGCCATGGAGATTCTTCTTCGGGGTCGCGTCAATATGGGGCGGATTGAGGATACCCTCGTTGCGGCACCCCAGAGGAGTCCCGTTTTCCCATCCCATATTCTCCATCATCTTGTAGCCGAGGTTCTCTTCATCCAGTGGAGACATAGTCTCGGGGACCTTGACTCCGGGTGGAGTGACTGGGTTCCCAAAGTGAGGACCATCCCATGCGAACTGAGTCGCGCGAGCCATTGTCTGAGAGTGAGCCATTGTCTGCGGGTGTCTGTAAGCGAGTGTCTGTGAGTCTGTAAGCGAGTGTCTGTGAGTCTGTAAGCGAGTGTTCCGCGATTGTTGTTTGTTGTGCTATGACTCTCAAAGCGAGTTTCAAATTTTCTCAAATGAGCAGGATACTTCACACAAAGGAGGGGGTTCACGTAAAATTTGAAACTCGCTTTGAGAGTCATAGCACAACAAACAACAATCGCTGAACACTCGCTTACAGACTCGCAGACACTCGCTTACAGACTCGCAGACACTCGCTACTCGCTTACAGACTCGCAGACAAGGATGAGCTCAGGAAGGTGGCAGAACGTCAACGGCTCCCGCTACCCGGTTGAAGACTACGGATGGGAAGCACCCAAGGAAAACTCTTTCACCCACAATGGAAAGGAGTGGGATGTCGTCCGAGAGCTCACGCTAGAGGAAGCTCTGGCTATCGCGGCGAAGCAACAGAAAGACTGGACGAAGGCTACAGATGAAGAACTCATGGTTGGCGCATTTGGAGAGGGGATACCGGGTATGGTATCCCATTCTACAGAGACTATCGTAGTTAAGTTAGACGATGAGAAGACACAGATGCCATTTGGCTTCGCAGAGACGGTTCCCTTGCTAGAGCTCCTGTGGAGAAAGACAGGCGCAGATTGTGCTGGAGAAGAAGCCGACCTTGAACTATCATCGGGAACCTACCACATCCTCCTTCAAGAATAGATAGATATCCCATAAAAGAAAAGGACACAAAAAATTAGGTTAGCTTTTTTTATGAAATTTGAAGTTCACAAGATTGATGAATATAAACACAATATTACAGAGTAAGATGAGTCCGAAAGCTTTTCACGAAGACATGCACGTTGCGATCTGGTCGTGGATCAGGGAATGGTGTGAGGTAGATCATCACCCAGAGTTATCGGGTCTACCTCAATCACCTGGAGATGTCCTTCGTTGGTTGATCTTCAAGATAGGAGATTGTGGTCAAGATTCCATATGTCCTTTCGTAGTTGAAGGTGGAGAAGACCAGTGGCGTGGAAGCCATATGTTCAAGTTCGCAGAGAAGATGTGTGAGGTAGGTCAACGGCTTGATGATGAAGATTTACAAGATAGGTTGTTATGGAGGACGATGAAGGAGATTTTGGAGTTCTACTTACACGAATCAACGACCTACATCACCAATATCAACTCATTGGGTATGAACGCCAATGAGATCAACAGTTTCTTTGAGTTAGGATTAGATTTCTTCAATCTCAGAGTGTTCGCATATACAGTAGAAGAGTTCAGGAATCAAATCATCTGGTCCAGGTACATCAGTTCAAGAAAAGCGTGGAAATTCAACACTGTAACGGGGAGGTTTGACACTACTTGTGAAGCATCTCCAGCACTGTGGGCATTCTGGGTAAGGGATCACCTTGATGATCTTCTTGTTAACATGTTAGATGGAATGATTAGGGAGGGTCCAACCGCGCAGGTAGTAGCTTTAGAAAGAGAAAGGCAAAAAAAGAAAAACGCAGCATTACGTAAAATCCAAGAAACCTTAGATGAGGTTAAAGAAGACCTTGATGATGGGTTGTTCCTTCAAATGATGAATCTCATGAAAGACAACTATGTAGTAAGTCCTTAGAGATAGAATGATGAAAAGAAACATTAGATTTTTTTTAAATTTGAAAGATGAATAGATATATTACAACAAACAAAGAATAAACTTAGAAGATGTCCTGCGAGTGCAATATGTTTAACGTTGAAAACACGAGCACATGGCATTATAACTGTCAGTGGAAGGTCAACGAACGTCAGATGACGATGTTTCAATACGCACACACATGCCGCAGGGTCCCGAAGGATGTTCCTATCACTGAGAGTGAAAGGAGACGGTTGGAGAGGAATTGGAGGAGCAGGGGAGAGTCTTGGGAAGTCTCACCTACAACAGGTAGGGTTACATTCTTGAACACACGAGTCAATGAAGGGGTTCCACCACAAAGGACATAAAAAATTTGACACAATCAACATAAACTCATAAAGATTAGTTTTTTATTCGACAATCACATTCTGGATACTTTTCATATAGATCATGTACACACAACTCTTTCATTTTTGCTTCAATCATCACATCAACCTTATCTCCATATTTTTTTGGTATCTCTAAGAGGTAATCTGGTAGGATATAAATAAAGTCACTGTGTTTGCCAACTTTACCATAACCTTGTTCAGAGACATGAAATTTTGGTTTGATACCTTTCTTTCTCCAAGTTTCTAAAATTAGAGGAATGTAGTATTCTGGTTCTTCAAATTCTTCATCGGGATGAAGTTGAATGTAACAATCATAATGATGCGTATCAAATACAATCGGAACACCACATTTTTCATGGATTTTGAGACAGTCTTTGATAGAATAACACTTTTCACAGTTCTCAAGAACAAGCCTTTTTTTTATCTTATCTGGTAGGTTTTCATAGTTTTCACACCATCTGTCAATTGTTTTTTCTTTTTCTCCATAAACACCTCCACCATGAATAACCATTACAGAGTCTTTACCTGTTTCAAGTAGGTCAAGGACAGTGGCGTGATAATCAAGGTCTTTGATAGTCATTTCTAAGGTGCGTTTATGAGGTGTCCCAAGAACATTGAATTGTCCTGGATGAAATGTGACACGATGATCGTATTTCTTGATAAGTTCTGCGATAACTTTTAGGTGAGGGATAGCAAATTCATAACCGTAATCCTCTACTTTTGGATTTGTTTTGTGTAAGAACATCTCGCTTGAGAGACGAAATACACGGATACCATTTTGTTCATTCCACTCAATCATCTTTGCTAAACCTTCCAGATTAAGAAGTATTCTTTTTTTGAGCTCTTCAACTCCTTTTTCTTTGACAGTCCGTAATATGATTTTTCGCGAAGCATACACTTTATAGTGTATCTTCAGTGTCATGTTCATACAGCAAAGACCAAGCTGAACATCTTTTTCGTGAGACATCTCTATTTGGTTTTAGTATCTTATAAAATATTAGTCAAATTTATTTTAGATAAATGAATAATTTTTGAATCGTCCCCCAACACATTTAATATATGATTCATCTGTTCCTTCTTCACTAGTTGAATAGATCTTTGTATTATTGAAAAAATCTTTCGCGTAATGGAATACTACATTAATTGAATCAATAATATCTGTAGGATATTTCCATATTTTATCATTCTCATCAATAAAAAATCTGGTTACATGATATTTAGACATTAATATAAGAAATGAATAATTTTTTTTATTTAAATCAAATTTATATTATACAAGATACTCGAAACTATCAAGACAAATATATAATTCACATCTAAAAGTTCAAAATTCCAGAGAAAACTATTATGGAGAGGATCTAAGAGATAATGTATTATATTTGAAAAATGAAAACCTTTTACCCCACTAGCATCAACTCTGTAAACTACTCCTCCAACGCTAAACTCGACATATATCAAGAATAAAACGGTAATTATAAAGATAAAAAAATAGTAGTTCATTTTTATATAAAGGGAAAATATTATTAAATAACAAATGAAAATAATATACTATTATCAGACTTTTGTAGGTTTAGAAAAACTTAAAAAGAGTTATTTTACAACAAACTTAATAATATCTTCAATACATTTTGGAGATAATAATCTATATTTGAATGACGACTTACCAAATAATACGAAGTTTGATAATCTTTGGAAAGAAACACAAGAATTATCAGAGTCACACGTCCATATATCTTGTATGGTAGGTGGTGCTGGTGGTGCTTTTAAAGAATTATTCTCAAACTTTAGCCTTTACTATGAAAAACTAAAAGAATTTCTTTCTTCTAAGCCATGGATTCAAGGAATTAATTTAGATGTAGAAGAGGTTGTAGATATAGAAGATATTAAAAAGTTAATCAGAGCTATTAATATTGATTTTGGGGAAGATTTTCTAATAACTATGGCCCCCGTATCTTCGTGTATGGAAAGTGATATTCCGGGAATGGGAGGGTTTATCTATAAAGACCTTTATAATTCAGATGAAGGGAATATGATAAGTTGGTTTAATTGTCAATGTTATGAATCATTCAGTTTAGATACTTATAAAAAAATAATAGATAATGGTTATCCTGAAGATAAAATTGTTATGGGTATGATGTCCGGTCAATTTACGAATGATTCATTTGTAAAAGATGTTCATGATGTAAAAGAAGCATATGAAGAAGTTTGTGGATTTTATGATTGGGAATATCTTAATGCTCCACCAGATAAAGATGATCCAACACAATGGTCAAAATTAATAAAAACCGCATAACAAAATAAATGTAATATATATAGTATGGAAAAGTATATAGTGCGTAAAATTCTAAGAAAAGTTGGAAAAAAATACAAACATAAATATTATGATAAGAATGATAAAGAAATAAAAGATAAAAAAAAGATAGAAAAGGCTATAAAGGGTGTTTATATTGCCCCTGCTTATGATAATGTAAAAATAAACCTTGATAAAGAAGACAAAGTATTAGCAATAGGTTATGATGAAAAAGGTCGTTCACAATATGTTTATAATAAGAAACACACACAAGCTCAAAGCTATAAGAAGTTTGATAAGATGTTATCTTTTGGAAAAAACTTTAGCAAAATAAGTGATAAGATAAATGATGACCTTTACACTGTTAAAGATTCTAAAAATAAACAAATAGCCATAATCCTTACATTGATTATGGAATGTCAATTTAGAATAGGGAATGATGTTTATTCGAAAAAGAATAAATCATATGGAACTACAACATTACAGGGGAAACATATTAAAGTAAAAGGTAAGGATGAATTAGTGATTGATTTTAATGGGAAAAAGAATGTAAGAAATATATGTACAATTAAAAATAAAAAACTTGTAAAAACACTTCGTCAAAAAAAGAGAACTATAGGAAAAGAAGATAGAATATTCACTTACAGAAGAGGTGAAAGATATTATAATATAAAGTCGTCTGATGTGAATAAATATTTGAAACAATTTGGAAAATTTACTGCGAAAGATTTTAGAACATGGGGAGCAAACATAGAGCTTATTAGACAGCTTATGAAAAATCAAAATTCAGAAATAAAAAAATGTATTGAAAGTGTTTCTATTAAACTTCATAATACTCCAGCAATATGTAAGAGTAATTATCTTGATCCTGAATTAATTGAATTCTACAATAATGATAAAGATGGTTTTAGAAGACATTTTAATTTCAAAACCGATGCGAGTCTTTATAAACAATATATTCAGTTTTTAGAAGAATTGTAAAATACCTTTTTCTTACCTTGAATCTCACCTACTTTTTCACCTAAATCCCCATCTTCAATTGTATAGATGTATTGTGGCTTTTCATTTACAATGATATAGTATTCTTTTTTGTAATGTGTTATTATCTCTACTTCTTCACCTTCTTCATCTGATAATTCTTCAGTTTCTTCACCGCTATCTTCGCCTTCAATTTTATCATCTGGATTTTCAAGAACTTCGGTAGGTTTTTCTTCTTCTTGAACTACCGCAACCTCTTCATTGACTTCTTCTTCTTGAACTACCACAACCTCTTCATTGACTTCTTCTTCTTGAACTACCACAACCTCTTCATTGACTTCTTCTTCTTGAACTACCGCAACCTCTTCATTGACTTCTTCTTTTTTCACTTTAGTATGTTTTTGTTTTTCTTCTTGGACTTCTTGAACTGTATCATCAACATCCGAATTATTATTAAACATTGTTAACTTTTCTTCTAATAACTCTATTTTTCTCTGAAGTCTATTGATTTCAATATCTCTATCGTGGATTTCTTTATCTTGTTTCTTAAGCATATCGAATCTTTCTTTTTCAGTCTTTTCTTTCATGGCATCTTCTTGTATTTTATTTATCATATGCTCATAGTCTATCATTTTCTTTTCATTAACAATAAGAAGTTTATCTTTTTCACTTACTTCGGTAATAAGCTTTTTATTACATCCGCGCAAATCATTACATTCTTGTATAATTTTCACAAGCTCAACATTTTTTTCTCCATTAATACGATTATATTCATTGAATATATTATCAATATTTTCTAATATTATACTCTTTGAATCCAACATATTATTCATTTTAGATAACATTTACGTATATTTTTTAAATATTTTATTTATATATATAATGTTTGTAAAAGGACATTGTTCTCCATCTGGAAAAGGTAATAAAGTTTCGTGTTTAGATGAAGAATTGCTCATAAAAATAGCATCAATACTTAACAATTATGATTATAAAATAAAACTTCATAAAGATAAAAAAAAACTCCATAAAGAAATTTCACAAAAAATAAAAGATAAAAGCGAGTGTGATACTGAAAATTGTTGGAAAACCCTTAACTTTATAAGAGATGAACTTTCTAGTGAAGATTTAGAACATTTTGAAGAAAGTTTTAGACCTGATATGCCAGATAAATGGAAAAGTAATCCCAATGAATGGTTATCAACTTTAGATATTAATAAAGTAATGAAGCAATATGAAGATGCTTATCCTAAATTTCAATATTTAGGTGCGAACCCAATTGATTTTGATAAAAAATTATCTGAAAATAAATGTGTCGCTGATGAACTTTGTAATATAAGTATTCCAGAAATAAAAAGGGATGGTACAGAATATTTAGGTATGGTTTTTAATACAGATCCTCATGATAGTTCTGGACAACATTGGTTTTCTCTCTATATTGATTTAAAAGGGAAAAACATTAAAGGTAAACCATGTATTTATTACTTTGATTCTCTAGCTAGTAAACCAAAAAAAGAAGTAGTTGAATTTGTTAAGAGGATTCAAGATCAATGTTTAGATATAAATAGAGATATAGAATTTTTATATAATGATATTAAACATCAACATCAAAATACAGAATGTGGTGTATACTGTTTACATTTTTTGGTTTCAATGTTAAAAGGGCAAAATTTTAAAAAATATATCAAAAACAAAAAGAGCGATAAAAAAATAGAAAAGTTTAGAAAATTTTTCTTTATACCTAAATGATTTTACGTTTATCTATTTTTTTTTAAAAGTAAGACTAATTAATTAAATATGTCTCTATATGATCAATTTTTTTCAGATATAAACAAAGACTTTATGTTTAGTATGGCTAATAATGTTTTAAAAAAAGACTACAATATAACGATTGAAGGTGATGAGAAGGTAAAAAATATATATATAGAAGATATGAAAGATATCTTTGAGAACAATGATTTTGAAGATATATCAGAAATAAACAAAGTATTATTAGATACAACTATTAAAAAAAATAGAGGAAGTAGTATTGATGAAAAAGAAGGTGAAAAAGAAGAACCTTCGGGTTTTAGAAAAAGGGAGGAAGATAGTGAAACAAAATTAGCAGAACTTATGAAAGAAAGAGAAAAAATACAAATACTTCCCCAAGAAGAACAAACCCAACAAGTAGAACGTGGAACAAGTATCAATGATCTTCTAAAAAAATCTACTGGTACAAAAATAGAAACAATCATTGAAGAGGATTCAGGTGAATCCAAAGTTTTTGAAACAGAGATAATAGAAAAAGAAGAAACACCCGTTTTTGAAAGAAATCTAAAATTAGTATCTTTTACATCTAATAAAAGAACAAGTATTAATTCATCACGATATAATTATAGTATTGATTTATCAAAAGAAGGGATTGATCCAAAAAAACTACATAGTCTATCTAGAATTATAATACCAATTGAAGAAAATTATATATTTACATTACCAATACTTACACTTAAAATAAAAGAGCTAGATATGGAGGTTTGCCTACAACAAAAAGACATCATTCAAAATGATTTTAATTCAGTAGGTATTTATGAGCCAATTGAAAATATTATATTCAATATAACATTTCCATTAAGACGTCTTTCAATTGATATAAGAGATATATCAAATGTAAAATACTCAAGTAATGATATTCTTAAAATAAATATCATGGAAATAAAAAAAAATATAATTATCTTCACATGTTCAAAGATAGATATGAGAAACTTTAAAGTTAAAGATATGGTAAAGGTAATTAATATTCAAACATATGACATGTATATTATTGAATTATTATCAAATCCGTTAAAAATAAAAGCAATCAAAGATAATATGATATTTTGTAAAATAGATGGAGAACATCAAGATAAAGTGTATAATAATATTGATATGAAGATACTAAATATTAGCAATCAAAATATGATTTATTTTAATCAATACTCTTAAATAATCTTTTGTTTCTCAAAAATACATAACTTAATCCCTCAATTGAATAGTTATTGTATTTGTATTCTTTATAAGGATAAAGTTTAATAATAGATGATTTTGAAAGAGGACTAAAATATATTTTTTCAGTTGGATTGTATTTTACAATATAACCTTTTATATTTTCTTCTTTTTTAAAGCTCTTTATAGGTGGAAAATCAAGTTTATTTATCTTTTGTAATATTTTTTTAGGAGAATTGTATAATGTTTTAAATACAGAAAAAACATTTCCTAATTTTTCATTCAGATGATGATCTTTTAGTTCATAGTATGTAAACATTTTATTCTTAGGATCATAATCACAAACCTGAAGTCCATTTTCACGCACATAACGAACATCTATTTCATCAGATGTTTTTTCAAGATTATAGTAAATATAAATATCGCTATCATCTTCCTTCTTTTTTGCTAAAATAACATATATATTTGGTTTAATATATTGTAAAAAGTTACTCTTGAATTGCTTTACATCTATTTTATTTAATTCTGAAGAGTTAATACCTGGGAAATGAGATTCTTCTGCCTTTAATTTACTAGAAAACCGAAGACATTTATTATTTAGTTGTATATCATCGCGACTATTTTGTATACAATCTACAGATGATTCTTTGATAATATCAGTTATATTTGAACTGATAATGTTTTTACGCTCCATGATATCAAATAACAACTGATCTACACTTCTTCCATTTGTTTCTTTTTTCATAGATAATATCTTAGAGATAGTTTTGTAAACTGGTTTATATTTATCTAGTAGAGTCATCTTAATATCTCCATCAATTTCAATATCATCAACATCAGGCCATTTTTCTCTTTTTAAGTTCTTAAAGATATCTTCAATTGTTTCTCCATCAGGTAAAGATGATAAGTATAAATACTGTTCTACATTACGTTCATCTTTTGGTAATAATTCATTCATATGAGATTTCATACGAATAGCCCTTCCAAAAACCTGATCAATACGTATATAATTCCAGAAAGGTTCCATAATGTGAACTTGTCTCACGCATTTTAAAGATATACCTTCTGCCCCAGCACTCGAAATCATTATTATTTGTATGTATTCGCCAAAGACATTTTCGTCTCTATTAAATGCTTCCTTATTATATTTTCTCAATTCTTGTTCTTCTTCTCCAGTTAAAAATGTATATCTCTTCTTTTTTGACCCTTCACTTATAAGAGTATCAATATCTTTCTTATTATGATCATATTTTTCATAACCATTATCCAACAATATCTGTTCAAATGCTTCTGATCCAGAATCTTTCCTAAAATCACTGTAATACAACGCTTTACCAGTTGGTGTATCATCTTTTACAAAACGATTAATATTCTCTAATATCTTGTAGAACTTTGGAGAATAAAGGTAAAGTTTTCCATCAAAAGAGAAATTTCCATTCATACGCATACGATCATATGTCTCAAGTTTCTTTGAATCATCATCTTCTTTTCTAAAAGAGTCATCATCATAGACAATATTACATGTTTGTCTTGTTCTTATACTATAGTCAGAATTATCTTTATCGTTGTAAAGATCTTTTTTCCTCAAATTGTTTAGCCTTCTTAATTTTTCACGCATATACTCATTTTCATAGTTTGACCATTGAACTGGTCCCATTGGACAAAGAACGATATTTGTATTTTTAACAATCGTATAATCTTTATAAAGTGGAACGGTCATTCTTGGAGGAACAACTTGTGGCATAAATTTAATTGACTTCCTATCAATTGGATAATAAGAAGTTAAACCTAAAATCATTCTTCTTAAGAAAACTTTCTTTTTAGGGGAAATATTGTAGCTGTCATCAAGAAAATACTCTACAAAGTTTTCATTTTGCGATAAATCAATCTTTTCTCCATCTTGTACAATTTCAAAAAGTTTTTGTTTACGGTTGAAAGGTATATTAATATCTTCGTCAAAAACAACTTCTTCCCCTAACTTTATTTCTTTATAAGGAGACTTACTTAAAAGATCTTTTTTCTTAGGAATTACATCTCTTTCGTCAAAAAATTTAAATAATCCTTCGTATATCTCATCAAAAAATGAATCTAGATCATGATTATTATATTTGATTGTCTTTATAATTTCTTGATCGTCCATAATAGATTCAAAGTTTGTCTTTGTTTTTGTAAATGATACGACAATCTTACCTTTCTTTTTTGAAGTATGTATTTGTTCAATCGTTGATTTTTCATTGTAAAAATGATTTCTTAGTTCTCGTTGTAAATCAGCCTCATCTTTATCAGACTTTATAGTAAAGTCAAACACTAAAAGCGATCCTCTTAACATATTAAATAAGATAGCAATTTCAGCCGGTTTATTTATTACTGGTGTTCCTGATAAGAAAACTATTTTAATATCTTCTCCATCGACAATCCAATTATAAAATATATTCGCAGGAACACTTTCATTGATTATTTCTCTTACAAAATTATGAACTTCATCAATAATAATAACATTATTCTTGAAAGGGGAACGAATATAATAATTTTCAAAGTTTTCTTTATACTTTTCAGCAAAGTCTAATACTAGTTTATCATTCTCAGTAGGTTTTTCTTTTTCAAGAACTTTACCTCTATTATTTTTAAAATCAAAATCTTCTACTTTTGGAAAACCATTGTAATGGATGAAATTATATTTAATTTTAATTAAAACATTCATCTGTTCTTCAATATATTCTAAATAAAATTTTGTATCTTGTTTGTCACTCATATTAATAACATTTATTTCTCTATCTGTTGGTAATTTATCATCGGGTTTTTCAATAACCTTACCATCAAATGTATAGATATCTCTATATACATCTTTTAATGGTCCGGATGGAATAAAAAGACCTTTAATATCATTTAATTTTTTTGTAATTATTCCTAAATCTTTTGAATAGTTTGAATCATCTTCATCTAATTTATTCCTTAATTTTGTTTTTGTCCTACTGAAAATGTTATTTATATTTTCTTCTTCAATACCATATTCCCCTTTAATTTTTTTCCTTAATGAAAGATTACCCTTAATTTCATCAATAGGATAAAAAATCCAATTATTTCTTTCTACCTTGAAAAGACTACTACCCCATGATTTTACTTCTTTCATATATTCTGTCTCAAGAGAAGCTGGTAAAAAAGTATAAATAGGCATCTTTAATGATAAACCTTCCGCTGTAATTACAGAAGTAGCTGTTTTACCTGTTCCAAGACCATGATAAATCAAAAGACCACGAAGAGGAGCTTCAATTGATAAATATTTTTTAACGAAATATTGATAAATTTTTATTTCATCTTCATCGCCATTTCTATCTTTATAAGATTCTAATACTTCTTTATAAAAAACATCATTTACCCAGTCTATAAAAGCCTTTCTTTGGGGTATTATAGATTCATATGGTTCAGATATATCTTTAACCTCTTCCTCTGGTTCCTCCTGGTCCTCCTGGTCCTCTGGTTCCTCGGGTTCCTCCAGGTCCTCCTGGTCCTCTGGTTCCTCTGAATCTTTCTTTTTTGGATATACCCATTCAATTTCAGCGTATTGTTCAGGCATTTTCTCTTCTAGTTTGAGAATTTTTTTAAGAACCTTGTAAACTTTATCATCAATCGGATCAATATCCCTCTTACCGAACTTTCCTTTTTTTAATCCTGCTAATACTTTTTTATCAAGATTTATTATATCTCCATCAAAAAACTCAACAAGGACAGCATATACATCGTCTTCAATTATAAACTCGTTAGACATTGTATTTTATATAATATATAGAATATAATATATAGAATATAATATAATATTTAGGCTGTAATTACATTGAAATATATTAATGCTTTCTTAGAAACATCCTGTTCTGCTCTCTTCTTACTTTCTCCACTACCTACACATACTATATTTTCTCCATTATAAATTGTACTTTTAAATATATTTTCATATTTTTCTGTATTATACTTAGGATAGACAGAAAATGTCTGCTGAAAGTATCGTGATATCTGATCTTTATAATTTGTATCTTTTAACATAATCTCTGTAAAATCACAATATTCTTCTATAACTTTAATAATGAAATCTTCGGTAAAATCATAACCTTTATCCATGTAGAGTGCTCCAATAAATGATTCAAGAACATCTTCTAAAATATTCTTATTGTTTCTTCCAGAACAATTATCATCTATATGTTTTGATATTACTAAATGTTTTGAAAATCCCATCTTTTTTGAAACATCATACAGATTTTCACCACATACTAATCTTATCTTTAGTTTTGTTAAGAAGCCTTCATTTTCACCATATATTAAATGAAATCTCCGATAAATATATGCAGATACTACACTTCCAAGGATAGCATCCCCTAAAAATTCTATTGTTTCATATTGTTCATCTTGTAGAGGTAGGTACTCTTTTCCAGGATATTCATATTCTTCATAATCCTTCAATTTACAATATGACTTATGGATAAAACATTTTTGATATAATTTCAAATTAGTTGTTTTAAAATCATTAATATTAAGTTTTCTCATAATATTAATGATATCATCAGTTGATATCAACCGATTATTCAAATTATAAGGGTTAGCTTTGAACTTAGTTGTATTTTCCATTGTATATAATACTATTGAATTATAATCTTTATTATATTTATATCAAATTTATTTACAAAATTACAAATTTATTTAGCTCAAATTGTCACCTAGAGGCTTACGACTTAAATCAGTGTCAATTGTAGAGTTTAACCACGGACTTACAGCGACACGAGGATTAGGTGGTTCAGCTCTTAAACTTAAGTTTGCGTTTCTTAAACTCTGTCCTACAGTATTAACGCCAACGTGATAAGTAGCATCGAGGTAGTTAACACCCTTTAAGATACCTTCACCATCGGGGTTCTGCTTTTCAAAATCTTCAGCAGCTTGGTCTAAGGGCAATAAGTCCTTTGGCGTTAGAGGATCTCTCTGTCTACAAGCAGGGACATCTTTGTTAAGAGAAGCTTCTACATAGCTTTCTGGATCACTTGGTAGGGCTCCAGTTGAGGAAGGTGTTCCAGTGGGCGTTCCACTTGTTGAACCATCAATGTTTTCCATACCTTCAAGGAATGGGATTTTAAATCCACAAATATCTTTTAGTAAGTATAGTCCAACCAAAATAATAAGGCCATACATAAGTAAATTTTTACAATCCATATTTATATATATTAAACATAAAAAAAAATAAAGAAAAAGATAAAATATTAATTAATTAATCCTTCTAATTCTAATAATTCTTGTTTTTTCTTTTGAATTATTTCCGAAATCCTTTTTTTTTCTTCAGCCTCCTTTTGAGCTTTTTCTTCAGCCTCCTTTTGAGCTTTTTCTTCAGCCTCCTTTTGAGCTTTTTCTTCAGCCTCCTTTTGAGCTTT